CTACTTTTTCTTCCGCCTGTAGAATTGTTGCTACAATTTGAACTACTTGTTGTCATTTCAGTGCATTGTGTTATCTTTTTAACATTGACGTCCGCTTGTTTTGTGTTGTATTTTACGCTTATGCAACTTGATCCAATACCTTTTGACGACATATATAATGTTTCAACAAAAGATTATGTTCGCTAAAATTATATTATTAATATAATAGTATAACTTATGAGTAATCTAGATTTAGACATAAATAATTATCAAATAAAAGACTTGGAAATATTCTTTCGATTGAGAGAAGGTTACAATGAACATGATATATCCCAAAAAGAAAATGAAATTAGAACACTGTTATTATCGAGTGGTCATATTGAATCACATTTTAAAAGGGATATTATTATTTTCTTAGATGAAGCTAAAAAAAATCTCATACAAAAAAAAATTAAGGCCGTCGCACCATCTACAATAAGATATGATAATAGATCCAATATTCCCAATGAATACCCATTGCCAAATACAAAAATACCGACAAGAGAAGAAAATATTATTATACCAAAAGAAACACAATATACATATCAAAAAATAAGTGAATATTTTCCTGGGAAATTAAATCCACTAGATACTAGAATATTACAAAAATGCCTTTCAATTGATAGTAGATTCGTCAATAGAGATATCAAAAAGAGTGATTTTATTGTATCTTTACCGAATCGCATTGAAAAAGTTGTATCTATGGAATGTAGTTCTATCGAAATCGCTACTCAGTCATTATATAATATCTCTCAGTCTTTGGGTAATAATTACATTTATGTATCTATATGTGCAAAAGAAAACGAATATTCTAATAAGTTTATTGTACCAGACGGACATTACAACAAAGAAACTTTGCTTTCTACGTTAAATAGAATGTGTTCTCAATTATGTGACACGCCATTTGTTTTGTTGGAATGGAAAGAAGATCCGTATTCTTCAGGGAACTGTATTGTCATGATAACTCCAAATGAAGATGCATATTACTTGGAAAAAATAAATCATATTACATTAGATTTTACCATGAATATTAATGGAGATTTTGAAGATTATACAAATGATATTTTCACTCGAATGGGGTATTTATTAGGATTTACTAAAAAGGTTTATAGTGGGAAAATGCAGTATATGGGAGAAATACCAATAAATGTTTTCTCTTCTTTACCATATTTTTATTTATCCATAGATGATTATCAAAATAAATCAATCGCCTGTTTTCAACCATCGTTCTCTCAAATTACATCTCAACCATCACAACTTGCAAGAATTTCAATAAATCCAGATAATAAAGAGATAAATATTGTTAGCATACCAAGAAAGTTTTTTGGTCCAGTTGATATAACAAGATTACAGATACGATTACTAGATCCATATGGCAAAAATTTGCATTTAGATACTAATTTTTCTTTTTGTTTGATTTTTGATACAATATATGACTTATAATATATATGAGTATTTATATATGACAACTCCAAATTCCAGTGATTACATGGAAATAAAAAAACGGAAACAATTATCTGTATGTAATCCTTCTCCTACTTCAAGCTCGTACACTGCAAATAAGCAATATCTTATTTTACAAACAACTGCAGTAACAAATGGTGATGGATGTTTGCAGAAGTCAGATCGTTTTCAAATTTATTTGCCCAGTAATGATTTAGCTACCCTCGTACAACCAGATAGAACAATTACAGAAAAACCTTTGATAAATTTTCATATGCAGACTTATTCTTGATTTAATGTAATGAAATTATATATAATGGAATCTCATCATCAAAATGGAGGTTTAGAACCATTGAATATGCTAGTAAAAGAAGTGCTAGTAGAGGAAGATCCAGTAAGCAAAAAAATATCACAAGTAATAGCATTTAGTTATTGAAACGTAAAAAAATATAAAAATTATGTTATATTTTTTGTAAATGGCAACAATTGTTACTGCTTTTATGACAAATGTCAACAACATCGAATTTAGAAGCCATGAAAAATATATTGACCTTGGAAAGAAACTTTTAATGCAGTCAATACCAACTATCTGCTTTTTGGAAAAAAATATATATGACCAATATTTTAGAAAACAAGTGTCTCAGTTTCCTCTAACTATTTTCAAAATGTTTGAGAAAACTGAAAACTATTTATATGAGCATGAATCCAAGTTGAACCCATTAGAATTATGCACCGATAATCCAACAAAGGATACAGTCGGATATATGTTTCTACAATGTCATAAGACTGAATGGGTAAAAATGGCCATAGATGAAAACCCTTTTAATACAAGCGATTTTATATGGATTGATTTTGGAATATTTCACATGATAAAAGATAATATGTGTTTCGCAAGCAGTTTAAAAAAGCTATCAAAAAAACGTTTTGATAAAGTTCGTATAGCAAGTTGTATTGATCCTAATTTACAATGCAATAATGTAAATGTTTATAAACAAATATTATGGTTCTTTGCAGGATCTATTTTTGGTGGTAATAAAGAATCATTGATTGAATTTTCTCGGCTTATGAAGAGGATTTGCATTGACATGATCAATGATAAAAAACATATAATGTGGGAGGTCAATATATGGTACTTACTGTTTCAACAACATCCAAAATTATTCTCACCTTACAATTCAAATCACGATTTATCTATTTTAGAAAATTATTAATAATTATGAATAAAATTGAACCAAAAAACATTTTTATATTTAATATAAAAGTTTTTTTACATTAAATAAAGAATGAACACTCCAAGTGAAGAACAGCAAAAAGTGATAAACGACTTGGAAAACAATAAAAACGTTATTGTTGATGCTTGTGCTGGTTCTGGTAAATCAACAACTGTTTTATCATGTGCTTCTCAAATGAAATACAATTTTGTACAACTTACATATAACAAACATTTACAATATGAAATTCAACAAAAAATAAAAGAATTAGACTTGAAAAACATTAGCGTGTATACATATCATGGATTAGCTGTTAAGTATTATGATTCAGACTGTCATAATGACATTAATATTCGCAGAATTCTTAGAGAAAACATCTCATCCAGAACGCCAATTGGCTCATTTGATGTATTGGTAATTGATGAATGTCAAGATATGACATTGGTTTACTTTCAACTTTTATGGAAATTTTGCATTGAGATGGGAGGTAAAATATCAATATTAGTGTTAGGTGATGAAAGGCAAGCACTATACGGTTTTAAAGGCGCTGATCACCGATTTCTTACCATGGCTGAACAATGTTGGGAAAAGTTTCCAAATTTAAAAACGAATTTATTTGAAAGACGAAAGTTATTAACATCATATAGAATTACAAATTCAATGTGCAAATTTGTTAATGAGTGCATGCTAGAAAACGGTAATATGATTTCAAAAAAGGCAGGAAGTAGAGTTTATTATTCAAGAAAGAAGTTCAAATTTATTCAAAAAAATATTTCATATCATATAAAAAATATTTACAACACTGAGCGTGATATCAACTATAGTGATTTTCTAATTCTATGTAAATCTTTAAAAAAACCGATATGTAAAAAAATAGAGAATGAATTAGTTCTTAATGGAATTCCAGTTTATATGCCTAATACTGATAGCAGAGAAGATATCGATCTACGAGTTACTAATAACAAAGTGGTTTTCTCTACTTTTTGTGCTTCAAAAGGAAGACAACGAAAGTATGTTTTTGTGTTGGATTTTGACGATTCTTATTACTTTGCCATGAAGAATCCAGATTTTGATAATTGTCCGAATGATTTGTACGTTGCATGTACTAGAGGTAGTTCAAAATTATTCCTTTATGAAAAAAGCACGTATATGTCAAAACGCTTACCATTTTTGAAATGGTCACATCAATATATGATGCAAAATGCACGTGATGTAGAATTTTCAGGAACCCCAACAACCAATAAAAATACCGATAGTGATTCTGATTCTGAACTCAAAGAAAAAAGAATAATACCATGGGCAGTAACAGATATGATAAAGTTCTTATCTGAACAATGTTTGGACAAATTAGTTCCTACGGTGGAAAAAGTTTTTGAAACAATTATTCAACCGAATGAACCCATTGTGATTAGTTCTATAACTGAAACAACAGAGGAAAATTTCGAAGACATTAGTGATATAAACGGCAATGTAATACCCATTATGTTTTTCGATGAAATCAAAAGAATAAAAGGAGAAGTTATAATTCCTGTTTTACAAGAAAAAATAAGAAAGGTATGCATTGACGAAATCGATAATGACTATGTGAAAGATGCAATATTACATTTAAAAAATGAATGTGTTACAATTTCGGATTATCTTTACAATGAAACATTACGTTCTGCTGTAGAAGGTTTTTCATATTCACGATTTAGTCAAATTCCAAAAGATAAGTTCAATTGGATTGAAGAAGAAATTATGCAGAAATGCTTTGATAATTTTAATTCATGTTTGGAAGATGAGATTGAGGAATGCTTAGTAGAACATGTTCTTGCTTCAGAAAACGATACTGAACTACAAAGGTACATAGAAAAAATGATTTTTGAACGTTTTGGACATTTAATTGATAGATCATTTACTGCGAGGATTGATTTAAGAACAAGGGATTCTATGATAGAAATGAAATTTACAAGCGAGTTATCAATAGATCATAAATTACAACTTATGATTTACGCTTTATTTTATTACTTGAAACAAGAACTTAAAGGGTTGGAAGTGAAGAAAACTTTTTATTTGATTAACATAAAGACATGTGAAAAATTAAAACTAAACGCTACGATAGAAGAGCTTAAGTACGTTTTCCTGGAAATTATTCACAATAAGCATTTTTCTGAAGATCTTGAAATGAATGACAATCAGTTTATTGATCAAATTCAGACATCATTGAGCAACTTTTCCTCCCATTTATAGTGCCTTTTACAACCACTTGATAAACCTATTAAATCACTACAGTCTCTTTGACATTTTTTTTTGTTTTTGAGAACCTTTCCGCAAATGTATGAATAATTTCCGTTTTTCTTTTTTCTTTTATTCTGCATCCAACATTCACTTGCATCATCAAAATCAATAATCACATCGTATTCTTTGAAAGAAACTCCAGATTTGGAAGATTGTTTTGTGAAATCATTGTTGAGTTGTTTTTTCTTTTTATTTGTATAGTCTAAATATTTAAATTCAGTGACATTTGAAGTTTTTGAACGTGTGACAATCTGTCTAGAAGAAGAGCGTGTCGATACCATTGCTTATGTTATTTAATTAATATATATTTATATTAATTGCAAATTCAATTTTATTTAAATGCAGTATCATTATTCAATTTTATTTAAATGCAGTATCATTATTCAATTTTATTTCAATGCAGTATCATTATTCAATTTTATTTAAATGTAGTACCATTATTCAATTTTATTTAAATGCAGTATCATTATTCAATTTTATATAAATGTAGTACCATTTGCGTAAAAAATCGCCACTTTTGAACACTTGAATAATAAATAAGATGGAAATATTATCACGTTATTTTTAGAAAAATTAGTATTACATTTATTATATAATTCAAGTTTTGAATTATCGTCTATCATGTAAATTGCGACTAATTTCTTTCTCTTGTCCACATGTTGTTGCCATTCGACTTCGTATTTGGGTTGAAATGATCCACTTATAGTAGAAATATGGAAATTCCACATGTTACTATTTGCGTTTTTAAATAATACTTCTATTTTGTCATAGCTTTGTTCTGTTAATTCAGAAAATTTATACCAGTTAATCATGTCATAATCACAAAACCCTTCGGTGCTTTCGGTGTCGTGAATATTATCTTCGCTTTGCCATGACAATTGGTCATAATAATTATATAAAATAAACTTTGGACTAATTACATATAAATCATTCAATTCATTAATAAAGTTTTTCCCTTGAATTGCAGTTAAATAATCATCCCAAGGTATAATTTTATTATTCTTGTTGTATCGTAGTTTTTCAATTCCGTTTTTCGAGTACAAAATACAATGAGCCTGAAATATATGTCCTTTTGTTACTAATGATTCAGTTACTTTGACGTCTTCAGTGTTATCTACTGTTATTCCGCCAAAATCTATTGCATCCCAATACATATTTTTAATGTAAAGTTCATCTATTACTTGACTGATTCTATACAATAGATCAGAGTGAAATCGCGCATCATCTTCCAAAATTAATAAGTAACCGCTTCCGTCAAAATTGTCGATAATGTTTTTATGAGAATTAAAACATCCAATTTCACCTTTGGTTATTTCTCTCGAATAAAATCGTTTAATATGATCTGGAGCATAAATTTCATATTTCTGCCAGTTATCTAACACCTCTCCATTTTCACCTTCATCTGCTTCAATAAATTCAAACGTAAAATCGATTTCTTTTGGAACTTTTACCTTGTTTAATGCATCGAACATCCTTTCTAACTTTTCTTTTCGGTGCTTCAGATTTATTATTTTTGTAGAAATTTTAATTTCCTTCCTTTTACCTCCACACCAATAAAAGTCGTAATATCTTTTATCGCAGTTTGACAGCTTGGAAAAATATTTATTTTCGCTTTCAAGAGGTTTCATGATCATTTTTGATTCAACATGTAAAAATCCAATCATTATATATCTGACTCCTTCAGTAATTTTATTGCCTCCATGTTTCACTTTTCCGAAATGAACTGTCATTGCACCTTTATTTTTGGGTTGAATCAAGATATCTTTTTCTTGATAGTATGTGCCACCTCCTGTAAAATCTTGCGGATCTGAAAGTAGTAAAATAAACGAAAATTCAGATGCGTCTCTATGAATATCCAAACTTGACTGTCCGTTTGTTTCATATTTGACAACAAATAAATCAAATGGTGATATAACACTATCTTCTCCTAAGCAATAATAACTTTGTATTTCTTTTGATAATTTTTCCATTAAAGTATCTTTTATCTCAACGAGACCTTCAATATTATCTATTGGTATATCAGTTGTTGGATAATTTTCATGTCTATTTTTTGTCCAATTACCATTCTTTTCAGCTTGATTTATAATATAATCACATTTTTCAGGTTCCAAAAAGTTGTCTAAACATAATAACCTTTTTAATGGATTATCTAAGCTCATCAATGATATGTTTAAATGTATTTTTTTTTTAAATAATAGTTATTTATGTATATTTATCGATTTTTTGATTTTCTTGTTTTATTATTTTTCCTTCCATAAGCTCGAAAGTTTGGATTATTTTGTAACGCTCGTAAAAGACGTAATTGTTTTTTTGCCTTTTCTTTTGTTGTACATTGTGCAAAAACTTTACGCCCTTTTGCATTAGTCTTTGTTTTTCGTTTTCGAACAGTCCAACATTTCCATTTTTTATTTGGTATGTAACTCATAAAATATGGCATTATATATAATGATTTTATTATATATAAATTTTTTAAACATGTGTTCACAAATATATTTCTTGCAAAACAATATATTCAAAGTTGTTGTAACGTTTCTTATTCTCAACTATTTCTGCTATTTCCTCTATTTCTGCTATTTCTGCTATTTCTGCTATTTCTGCTATTTCTGCTATTTCTGCTATTTCTGCTATTTCTGCTATTTCTGCTATTTCTGCTATTTCCGCTATTTCTGCTATTTCTGCTATTTCCGCTATTTCTGCTATTTCTGCTATTTCTGCTATTTCTGCTATTCGTAAGCATGATATCGTTATTCTTTAAATCATCAAAGTATTCTTTCAATTCATCTATTGTTCTTTCTTCAAAGTTACTATCATGATATTCGAACCAATCGTGTGCATCTTTTTCAATCTCACCTAAAAATTTGGAACATTTTTTATTACTAATATGTATCCATATATCATGATAATTATCAATAAAGTCCATAAAATGGGATAATTTATAGGTAAATATTCGTCCATCTGGATCTCCTTCACTCATAACTTCCATAAGTGTATTTGCCTTTTTTCTGATAAATTCTAATATTTCCTTTGTAAAGTAACGAATCAGAAAAGGCAATGAATATGGCAAACGAGTCATAGGATCTCTCAATTCGTATATATTTTCATTTGTACTTAGTTGAGATGATATATATCTTCCTAAAGATGCCCTTTCATAGCAATGATATATGTCCATAGAAGGATCCGGTTTAAATTTTACTATATGTGATTTTTTCGTAAATTTTTGAAGAGTAAATATATCACTTTTCGAAGAACACTTGAGTGTATTTGATCTAGACTTTCTTTTATTTTCTTTTTTTTCCTTTTTTTTTTGGACTTTGTTCTTTTGGTTCTGAGTTTTGTTATTTTCTCCCATATATTATAGTAGTTTATTTTGTATCTAACAGTACATTTGTTATTCATTTACATCATACATATTATACTGTCATTTGGAAAAATGAAACTTCATAACACAACAAATCGCAAAATGTTAGATTACTCATCTTTATGTATTCTTTCTCCGTAATGTTAATTTGTCTACCGCAATATAAACACTTGAATCCTACATACTTGTTTATCATTTTTCAAAATAATAATTTCATAATTAAAATAAAATAATATAATATAAAATAAAATAATTTAGTTTATACATTTAAATATTAATCACTTAACAATAATATAATGTCTTTTAAACCTTATATGAATAATAACGAAATTGTTTTATTGGAGAAATATTTCAGAAATTCTAAAAATTATTTTGAATTCGGAGCAGGCGGTAGCACTTGTTGTGCTATAAAAAATAATATTGAAAATATTGAATCAGTTGAAACAGACAGTTATTGGTTTAATCAATTAAAAAAAGAAACAATTGTTTATACTAAGTTAAATCAAAAAAAATTAAAAATACATATGTTTCCTTTAAATTTTGATTGGAAAAAAGCAATTTCTTGGAATTCAAATCATAAAGAATACTTAAAAACGTGTGATCAAACTAATTGGCATAATTATTCAAAAATAATAAGAAAATGTGATTTAAAATTAGACTTAGTTTTAATTGATGGCAGATTTAGAGTAGCGTCCGCTTTGGAAACAATAAAAAAAGTTGATGATAATTGCTTTATTTTAATACATGACTATCGACAACTAAATAATAACATACGAGGATATGAATTTGTTGAAAAGTATCTGGATATTATTGAAAATGCAGATACTTTATATGTTTTCAAAAAAAAAAAAAATATTAATTTTGATGAAATTGAAAAAGATCTAGAAATTTATAATATTATTCCGAATTAACTTCGGTAGATTACTTTATATACTATAGAAATATTTATATATCATTTTTGGTATTTGATGAAGTGATATAAAGAATATTCTTATATAATTATAATAAATATGGGAAGTTGTATGTTTTTTCCTGCTTTACTTGCGTTAGGTGCTGTTCTTAGTGTTGCTGATACGAGTTTGAACCAGTTTTTGGATTTCATTGAAAAACACAAAAAAAATTACGAATCAATTGAGACTTTTAACAAACGATTTGAAATATTTCGTGATAACATGAAATACATTGAAGAAATGAATATTCTAGGTAAAAATATAACTTTAGGTGAAACCCAATTTTCAGATTTGACAGAAGATGAATTCAAGAAACTGCAAATGACAAATGTTTTTTTTTCTAGAACTTGCAATACGTACAGTTATACAGAATCAAATATTCCAGCCTCAATTGACTGGAGAGAGCGTAATGCAGTTACACCTGTAAAAGATCAGGGACAATGTGGTTCATGTTGGTCATTCAGTGCAACTGGTGCTATGGAAGGAGCATGGGCGATTAAATCTGGTGAGTTAGTCTCTCTTTCGGAACAGCAATTAGTTGATTGTTCATCTGGTTTTGAATACGGTAATCATGGTTGTAATGGTGGTCTAATGGATGGAGCATTTCAATATGCAATAAAAAATGGCATGTGTTCCGAAGACTCATATACATACCAAGCTTCAAATGGCCAATGTCAGAATTGTGACCGTATCGTTAGTATTTCCGACTGTAATGATGTTCCTCCTAATAACCAAATGGCATTGAAAGAAGCTGTTTCTATTGGACCTGTATCTATTGCTATTGAAGCAGACACACGAACTTTTCAATTATATAAAGGTGGTGTAATTAGTAGTGATGCATGTGGTACAAACTTGGATCATGGCGTATTGATTGTAGGATATGGTACTGAAAATGAAACGCCTTATTGGTTAGTAAAGAATAGTTGGGGAACTTCATGGGGTGAAAATGGTTTTGTAAAGATTGAAAGAAGTGATAGCGAAAATGATGCAGGTGTTTGTGGTATTGCTATGCAGCCTTCTTTTCCGATAGTTTAATATCTTCATGAGAAAGAGGTAGTATCTTTTTGGTTATCCTTCTTTTTTTAGGTTTTTCTTTTGTAACGACAAAAGCCGAAAAATTATCAACATTAAACCTCTCCTCTAAAGGGATTTTTGATACGTAAAAAGGATTTGACTCTACTTTTGTGTTAAACATTTTAATTTTCTTATGTAATTTTTTTTTATTTATTCTCATTCAATTTTGTATTTTTCATTACAAATACAAAATTCTAACAAAATAATTTGTAAAATTGAAGATTGGTGTTTATTGTATTCTATACATACGAGAGAATTAATTTATGTTTATAATAAAGAATGGCAATTTGTATTCCAAAACAAACGTTTGAAGACACTATTCGTGATCTTGAAGAAAAACAAAAGAAAAACGACAAGTTGAAAGAAACATTATCAACTATACAGTTGTTACCGCCAACTGTTTCAAAGCAGATATATGAAGACTACATAACAAAAAAGGAACTTTGCAAAGAATTTTTGAAAATATTATTAGATCAGTACGATCCTGCAAACACAAATGAATGGGATCACTTGAAAACTATTACAGTAAAAATTTTGAAATATCCATGCGTTGTGCATTATTTAAGAAAAAAACTTGAACCATTTAATAGATCTTACGTACAGCATTACGAAATGAAAGAATCTGCAGATATATTTCATGGTTTAACTACAATAGAGAGCTTTTTATTGTATATTGTTATTATTATTTATCCATAAAATATGGGCCATGTGTATCAAATAAAACTACAGGTAAGCATTTTACAAACTGACAAATGCCAAAATTATTCCATATAACTTGTACTGCATGTATTTCCACTCCATTCAACCATGCTTTTTGAACAGCCGCTTTATATGTCAAATCTATATTTGAAGGTTGAAACACATTTACATCATGTCTTGGTACTGTAAAACACAATATTGCTCTTGTTTTAGGATCATCTTTTTTTATGATTTCTAGTTCTTCTATATGCTTCAAAGCTCTTGGACTTACAACAGCAGTAGAATTTTTTCTATAACCGTCTGGAAAATATGCAATTTTTTCATTGTAAGGCATATTTTCGGTGTTATATTTCTTTCTCTCTTTTTTCGGAACATCAACATGATCTGCTAGTGGTACATTTTTTATTTCCATTATAAAATTTGTGTCGTCTTTTTCTACTCCCATAAAGTCAAATCTAGAATTCAACATTTTTTTTTCTCTAGCATATGTTTTTACGTTTAGAAATGGACATTCGTTGCGAGATAACATTTCATACATTATATATTCTGCATTTTTTGGATTAATACCTACTATTGTTTCATTTTCAATGTTTTTATTAATTACACTCAATTCTACTCTGTACTGACATTTTGTTTTTTCAGATTCTAATGGAACTACTATAACGTGACTGTTTTTATCTGATAATCCACAGCAACCGAGTGCTGGACAATGAGCAAGAGCTACCGTTCCATCGTCTAAAATAATATCGGCAACGTATGGGGTTTTGCAATACGCAGAAGGTCTCTTTGTAATAGTAGCGTGTTTAAAATTACTCAACTTCATTGTTTTGACACTGAATATCTAACTTACTTATAAAAAATAAGCTTTCAAAAATCAATTTTTCGTTTTTAATATTTATTAATAAAATGTAATGGAACATTAAGAGAGCAGTATTCTCCGGATTTTGTAATATATTTTACGCTTAAACATTTGTTTTTTATGATTTTGCCAATATCTTTTCCTGCATAAGCACAATCTATCACGCATGATGACTTAACCTCTGCTATATTTTCTATATTTCTATTTTCATCTATGCTTTCACCTTTTCTTGTTTTAAATTTTTTATTCAACTTTTTTATTCAACTTTTTTAAAATTGATACTAAAACACATATATTCACTTGCATATTCACGATTGTTCAAATTTATAGTTTGAATTTATATAAGTTAGTCTAAAAATAATACACTATTTAGGTGTTGATAATTTTTCATTTTTATTAGTCTAAAAAAACTTAAATATTATTTGATTAATATATCAATATAACATGGAAAATATTGAAAATATATCGAAGTTTGTGCTTTGTGTTCTCCTAACTCAATTGGGGAAAACATTTACCGCAATTTCAAAGATTATTACAGAAATTGATCATGATGATGATTTTGGAAGAAGTATTCATATTATATTTACTATGAATACGTTATTAAATAATAAACAATTTGCTAAACGTTTAGACGTTGTTGAGACAACGTATGGAATTGGATCTGTATGTGTATTTTCTTCAAAATATGATGGTAAATATAAACATATAAAAAATCGGTTAGAACTACTGGGTCTTTGTGCTGATGAAACTACATGTCCGAGAGTCGTTGTAATGTGTAGCAATAATCAAAGATATGATGATGGTGTAGAATTCTTGAAAGTTATTAATAAAAATAAAATAAATATTATACGTGCATTTGCGTATTATGATGAACTACACAAATATATTGGTGAAACCCTCAGAAATCAAATAGAAACTATACATAGTTTAGATATTATTAAAAGCATTATAGGATTAACCGCAACTCCTGACAAAATTTGGCAAACATGTGGATTTTGGTCTAAAATTAAAATTATTCAATTGGATCATTTTTCGGAAACAAATTATGTTGGATATAAAGATATGATATTTAGTTGTATTGATGATTTCTTTCCTTCACCATATATTCGACCTAATCCATTTGATTTTGATGAAATGGATAAACAAACTATTGGATTTGTAACTAACATATTAACTAAATATCCAGAAATATTAGGAGAAAATACAAGATCATTTATTCCAGCACATATTCGACGACAGGGACATAATGCGATAAGAGATTTAATATTAAGAATTAATTCAACCACTGTAATTGCCGTTATAAATGGATTTGAAAAAACCCTTCAATTTACAGATTCTGGACATATAGAAAAAATATCATTAACATCTGATGACGAAGAAGTATGTCAAACAATAACAAGACTAGTACGCCATTATAAATTAGACAAACGTCCAATTGTAATAACTGGTTTATTGTGTGTTGGCATGGGTCAAACATTAACTCATAAAGATCTAGGATCATTTACAAGTGCTATATTTGGACATATGGATCTTACTAATGATGAAATATATCAATTATTTGGACGCATTACAGGTAGAATGAAAGATTGGGGCGATAAATATATTCAAACACAAGTATATTGTCCAACTATTATTATGAATAGATGTATTGCTATGGAAGAATGCGCTAGGCATATGGCAAATGAATATAATGGTGATATAGTTACTCAAGATGATTATAGATTACCTTTGACTAAATTAGGTGAATTGGGAAAATGCGCTATCGAAAATATCCGCATTCCAAAACTCAAAAAACATAAAGCACCTAAACCAATTGACACTGATAAAGATTACCGAACATTTGAAAACCAAGAAGATGCGATTGCCTTTGGAAAATCAACATTTAATGCAGAATTAAGAAAAAGATCTAATAATAATGCTCCATCTGAACTACAATCTAATGGGGTTAATCCATCTGTCGATGAATTATTAAAGCGCATGTGGGGTCTTAATATTAAAAATAGAGTAAGAATGGTTCCTACGATTGATAATAAATGGTGTGTATATTGGAGACCATCTATCATGACATAATTAAAAATGATTTTAAATGTGCAAAAGTGTAAAATTGATACTAAAACACATATATTCACTTGCATATTCACGATTGTTCAAATTTATAGTTTGAATTTATATAAGTTAGTCTAAAAATAATACACTATTTAGGTGTTGATAATTTTTCATTTTTATTAGTCTAAAAAAACTTAAATATTATTTGATAGTATAAATAATATATAATAAAATGATATTGACTTTACGTAACCAAAGAATTTATGACTTTTATGATACGCATAAAGAGTTTGATTTTGAAAAAGTTAATGTTCTAATTGTTGATCTTTTAGAAGGATTTAAAGAAAGTGTGAATCCTTCACTAGACACAAATTTGGCTTCTAAATTACTGAACACAATCAATAATTTGCAAGTTAATGTTTTACAGCAACAAAAAACACAGCAAATAGAAAATCAAAAACAAATTCTAGAGTTGAGAGAAACACATGTTTCTGACCTTAAACGTCTTATTGAATGCAACAATAATGACAAAATACTTCCATTATTTGTAGATCAAATGCAAAAATTCCATGAGAAAATAGAAAAATGGGTCTCAAGTAGCCAAGATGATCAATTGAAAACACAATGTGAAATGTTAAGAAATACGATATGTCAAGATTCACAAAGAATATTAGAAACATCTACACAATCAGAATCTAGGTTACAAGAATGTCTGAGAGAACAAAGTAGAAAAATAGAGGAACTTACTAAAAATGAAAATAAAAATTGTATTGTACAAGAACAATCTAATTCACAAGTTTCAGATTTGTTGAGAAAACTTGATAATTCATCTTCTAAAGGAAAGATTTCGGAAACAATGCTTGATAATGTTCTTACAAATTTGTACCCAATGGGAGATATAAAAGTTGTCGCAAATACCAAAGAAACTGGTGATATTTTGATGGAGCGACAAGGAAAGCCAACCATTCTTTTTGAAAATAAAAATTATGACAAGAATGTTGGACAAGAAGAAGTTAATAAATTTCTTAGAGATGTGGAAACACAAAAATGTTGCGGAATTTTACTTGCTCAAAATTGTGGTATTGCCAATCGTGAAAATTATGAAATTCATGTTTATCAAGGTAATATTTGCTTGTACTTGCATAGAGTTAAACATACACCAGAATTCATAAAAGCGGCTGTAGATATTATTGACCATTTACACAAAAATTTGTCAATCGCAAAAGAGGCGAATGAAGATGTTGTTATTGACTTGGAGTTTTTACAGCAGTTGAACAAGGAGTATCAAACATTTGTTCAGCAAAAACTAACTCAAATAAAAATGGTTAGGGACCATAGCCAAAAAATGATTTCTCATATTGAAGATATGAAAATGCCACAAATAGAAATATGGTTCAATAAATATTTTTCGCAAAATCTTTCATCAAAAGACAATCAATGTAAATACTGTGGTTTTGAAGCAAAAAATAGTGCCGGTTTAGTATCTCATATGAGAGCATGTAAAAAAAAACCAGCTCAAGAAGATGACTCTTGTCCACTACCAATGCCGTTGCCACCGCCAAAGCCACAAAAATTAACAACAATCGAAATTGTACCAAAAAAAGAATAATATTAACCAACAACATATTCCACCATTTCATTTTGCTTGATATGCATTGGGTTTTTTTGTTCGTTCATTACCGAGCTTTTATTTTTGATTCCGTATATTTCACTTACAAGAGGCTCTTTTTTCTCTTTTCGCACACAACAGTAATAAAATAAATTCATCATACTATTCCAAGATAAATTTATTGTAATATTTTTTGTATAAACTAGATTTAATTTATGGAGGATTTGCTTGTTTTACTTCTTTCTTTAATGGTGGATTCAATATATTTTTGTAATACACATAACCCCCTGAGATAATAAGAATGATTGAGAGAAGTCTATACATATTTTCATCAGATACAAAAGAATAATAAGACATTGATGCTCCTATAACAACTCCAAAGAATGATCCAATAAGTGTTAATATGGATTCTTCCCATTTGAAGTGACCATTATCGTGGTAAATTAAAAATCCAGGTATAGTTTGAGGCACTGCTTGTAGCATTAATCCTGTTGTGATTGCTTGTTTTACTGTCATACCAGCCATCGTAAGACCAGGTACAACAATAACGCCTGAACCAATACCAATAAGTCCAATAAAAAACCCTGAAATTAATCCAACTAATAAAAACGCAATATAATTCATATACATATAATGATTATTTTAGTATTTCGATACGATTTACATTAGTTTTTTTAAAACTTTAGAGCTTGTCTCTAAAGCGCCTTCCATCCATCCTTGGGTTTGAGAAAAATTTTCACCACATATAAACATAGGAACGTTATTTATAGGTTGCATTATTTCTTCTGACATTTTTTTACTATCTGCAAATGGTTTCCAATATGCAGTACCTGTTTCCCAGTAAAATGCTTTTAGAAAAATTGGATCGTTGATATTTATTCGGAATGTTTCATAAATATTTTTTTTCAGTTCTGGTAATACTTTATTTTCTGGTAGTGATTTCCAAAAATTTGCATATTTACTGTCCGTATATGCAATCATTATAACACCTTCCTTTTTATCGATAGGAATAATGTATCTGTTGTTGTTATTTGTTGTTGTTTTTGAAATATGATTAAACCATATGTCTTCTTTATTGAATATTGCATAAATACGACAGAGTACTTTAATACCTACTTTATTCATCTTATCTTTAATAATATTGAAAAACGGAATTTTTTCCAGTGCTTTTTTTGGTAGAGCACAAATACATTTTCTACATTCATATGGTGTTTTTTTGTTTTTTACTTTTATGTAAAATTTAGGATCTTCACTGTACGCTTCGTATTTAATTGATGTCACTTCTGTATTTGTTTTTATGGTGTGTTTTATTTTAGAATGTAACTTATCTGTTAGAGTACTCATTCCTTTTTTAATAGTGTAAAACGTATTTTTAGAACTCATTCCTTTATCTAAAAGTTTTATTGCATCATAAGCATTCATTGATACTAGTTGCTCGTAGTATCCAAATGAGTCTAATAGAAATTCAATCTCTTTTTTTGTTACATGTTTTGAAGCGAATTCGATAAACGTTTGAGATTGTAATAGTTTCTTGCTTTTCGATTTAGAATATTTTACAATGTCATTTACCAATTTAAACGGATCCGTATAACCCTCATATTTATTATCATCTGTTGAATCCTTGAATTCGATTGTTCCAGGTATTTCGACTGTTTCTATTTTTAACTCTTCTAATAGATTTTTCAATATTTTATGGTTATTATTGAATCGTCCAGCACCAGCTTCTATAGAGTTACCAATCGCATCAACAGTATATATTCGGCCACCGATTCGGTCATCCTTTTCTAAAACCAATACATTGAGTTGTGATGATAATTTATAAGCACAATATAATCCGGATAACCCTGAACCTATTATAATAACATCGTACATACTAATATATTATTATATTTTATTTTCTTCTGTTTCTCCATATTCCACTTCTTCGGTAGCTCGTGTGATATCAGGATAGTATTCTATTTCATATTCTATGCAGAAATCTTGGAATTTCTCCCAGTCGTAGTCAAGCGACAAATTCAATGCTTTCATATTTGTAATAAATTTATGTTTCAGTAATTGCCTTTCTGTATTTTTGAATGTATATTTATCATACGTCATTTTATAATCCAAACGACGTACAATGATGTCTTGCCAACTAGGCTCATGTTTCAAGTAATAATAGGTATCTGATAAAAAATGATTTGTAGTAAATGGGTTTGTATTTGCATCAAATTTCATTTCATATTGAATAGTAGTTATTTTATCATGTTCATTTCTGAGATTTATACCTTGAGACAGTTTTGCATTTGGCATGTTAGTTCCCACATCCATACAAATACTTTTACTCTCTTTTTGAGAATCATAATGTTTGAATTTTACACACTTTGCGTTTAATTTTACGAATATTTGTATAAGTTCTCTCATTTTACTACGAATATAACATCCTGTAAAAATCTCAGATGCTACGAATAATTTTTCTTTGGGAAGCATTATATATAACTGTCGAGGCATAGGTGGGTCTT